TATGGATAAGATATGATAAAAAACGTATGATAGTATCTATTTTAGATAAATCTATAATACCAGATATTGTTACTCCAGATGATATTTTTTATCATACAGAGAGCTTGATATAGTCAAGCTCTTTTTTTTGCTCTGAAATAAAAATCTAAAGAAACTGAAAAAAGATTACATAGTAAATACATATTTTCTCCAGATATTTACCCTAACTTATGTAGAAACAGTAGGGATATTTTGCAGATAACTTACGAGGGATCAGCATTATATAACTCATTTTAAGGAGGATAACAACTATGGCAGATGTAAACACAAACACAGCTACACAGACACAGGAACAGGGTAACGGTACCCAGACTAATACCACAGCTAACGCTAACACTACTGGAGCAGGTGCAGATAGCACTCCTAAGGTAAAAACAGAGGAGGAGATCAGAGCAGAACTCCAGAAAGAGTATGAAAAGATGGCAGATAAGAGAGTAACGGATGCCATTAAGAAAAAGGAAAAAGAGTGGGCGGATAAGCAGGCTAAGGAAAAAATGACAGAGGATGAGCGTAGACAGGCAGAGGAGCAAGAACGCTTACAGGCACAGGCTAAGAGAGATCTGGATCTTACTATCAAGGGCTTAAAGCTGGATGTAGTAGATGCAGTACAGGAGATGGGGCTGGATGCTGGCTTTAGAAATCTTATCGCTGTAGAGGACTTAGCAACTATCACAGATGAGGATGAGCGTAAAGCTAAGCTCACTGAGAGAGTAAAGGGTATGAAAAAGCTCTTTGATGCTGAGGTAGCTAAGGAAGTTGCAAAGGCTAAAGCTGAGTTTCTCAAAGGATCCACTCCAGCTACAGGATCCTCATCTAACAAGAAAGATGAAACTAAGTATGATGCGTACAAAAAGGCTGGAAATGTAAAGGGTATGCTTAACGAGAAGTTAGGAGCATACAGAAACAAGGAAAATGAGGAGTAAGCCAGCTCCTCAAAACAAAAATAACTCAAACAGGAGGTAAATAACAATGGCAGGAATGGTTAAAAGAGCTGATTTTTTGGAGAATGAGGTTGTAGACCTCACAGAGGAGATTAAGCTGGTATCTCCTACAGATACTCCGCTTACTACTTTGCTCATGGGTAGAGGGCAGGTAGTACCAGCAAACGATATTACAGTAACATGGAGAGAAAAGGAGCTTAACTCTGATAGAGGTACTCTTAAGTTAGAGGGTGCTGAGGCAGGAGATGTTATTACATCTAGCAGAAAAACTCTCTCTAACGTGTGTCAGATTATCGAAAAGGTAACACAGGTATCTGGTACAGCTAGATCCCTTAATCCTAAGGGTATCAACGATGTATTTAATAGTGAGGTACAGGATCGCTTAGTAGAAACTAAGAGAGATATGGAGTGGTATTTCCTTAACGGCACTAAGGCTCTGGAGAGCGGATCTACTCCTAGACAGATGAACGGACTTGTTAATCTGGTAGCATCTGGAAACGTGGTAGAAACTAAGGGAGCCCTTACAGAGGAGCACTTCTTAGATGCACTCCAGAAGATGTGGGAGCATGGAGCACAGGGAGAGTATTTCTCTTTTGTAAATGCAAATATTAAGCGTATGATTAACAATCTTGCTAAGGCAGGTAACAATGTACGTTTCTTGGGCGATAACGGATCTATGCAGAATGTACTTGGTATCGGAGTACAGAAGATCGTAACAGACTTTGGAGAAATCTCTTTAGTACTGGATCGTTACGCTGATACTAAGACTATCCTTACAGTAGACTTAGGAGAGGTGCAGATCGCAGAGCTTAGAGGTACTTTCTATGAGGATCTTCCTAAGGCTGGAGATTATTTCAAAGGTCATGTACTTAATGAGAGTACAATCAAGCTCCTTAACAGCCATGCAGGATCTAAGATCTCTATCACAGAGGCAAGTCTTTAATTTTTGGTAAGGAGGTAAAAGGATATGCCTAGAAAAGCACAGAGTACTCCAGAGCAGGAGGAAAAGAAAGATGCGGTAAATGCTCCAGCCGATGAAAAACAGGAGCAGGAAAAGGGTGCAGAGGCTCTTACAGAGGGTGCTGTATCCCCAGAGGTAACTCCAGAGCAGGAGGAAAAGAAAGAGGATAAGCCTAAAAAGGTGTATCACTTTACCTCTGAAAATCCTTACTTAACTGTATCCGCTGTAGGCGTGTATTTCAGTGATGGTAAGGCTAGTACAGACAATTTAGCAGTAGCTAAGTATCTGGCTGGATTAGAGGGCGTAGAGCTTGTAGAGGAATAAGGAGGGATCTCCTATGGATAGCTTAGAGCGTTGTAGGATCCTTTGTGGAATATCAGAGGATAACACAAAAAAGCTGGGGCTATTGAGTGTTCTCTTAGAGAAAGCAAGAGAGGATATAGAAGCATTTTGTAGAGATACCTTTATAGAGGCTCTTACTAACGATGAGGGCATTATTACAGGGTATGCGGATGTATTCCCTAAACAGCTTAAGAATGTGCAGGAGGATTTAGCTATACAGCGATTTAGAAAGCTGGGGGCTGAGGGAGAGAGCTCTTATACCTTAGCGGATGAGAGTGTAACCTTTGATGATCCATTACC